ACGGCAAGAACGGGGCTTGTTACTGCGGGGTTTGTTGGGTTGAATTTATCTGCCCACCCTTGAGTAGCCAAGAACTTGTTTGCCGTAGTGGTAGCCCACGGGGCGGTTGTGGGTGCAGCACCATTATCTGAATAAGTCCAATCTCCCGTTCCATTAACCCATAGGGCTTCATTTACGGGGCTTTGCTCATAGAAGGAAGCATCGTAGATACTAAAGTCGTGAGAGAACTCCGAACGGATTAAATCAGATACCTCAAAGTTGATTACCTCACCGATAGAATAGGACTTGCTCAACTCGTAGTTGTTATCCGTTGGGACAGATGTACCACTCCAAATCTTTAGATTCAAAGACATAGCATCCAACTCATCGTTGGTGAGGGTGTTGTTCTTTCCCGTGTAGAAGATAGGGCTTCGTGCCATCTTCAATGATGAGGGATAGGCAATACTTGGTGTACTCATTTGGTTGTGTATTTCAAGAAGTCTTCGTTTGTGAGTTTAAACGCCTCAACGATTTCAGGAGGCAATTTATCAAAGGCCAATCCAAAGGGACGGCTAAAGAATTTGGTGGGCTTGATTCCGTTGTAGTAGATGCTTCTCGCTAAAGCATATTGAAGGCTCTTGCGTGGAATGAATCTACCCGTCTTTTTATCACGGACTCCCTCAAGACCTTTTCGGACTACCCAATTACCAAATGCCTTTGCGGGGGGCATCTTGTTGGTGTATTTGTATGGGGTGTCGTATTTCTTCTTTACACCGCTAACACCCTTGTCTTGATACTCTCCGTATTCCTCCATCTTAAAGGATAGAGAGAATGAATTAGAGTAAACCTTTAGGTCATAATCTAAAGACTCATACAAACGCTTGGTAGAGTTCCTTTTTTGGCGCGTGAGGTTGCTTCTCGCTTGTTGGATAACATAACGAGCAAACTTATCAAGAGTGGATTCTATGTTCTCTTGACGGCTCATTAGCAAATAGAGATTTCAGTATTTGAAAGCAATACATCAAAGGTTGCCGTCCATCCCGCAAGGAGGTTTTCAAAACGCTCGGTGAATGGTACGCAAGTGGGGTTGCCATCTAACTGATACAGGTCAGTATATAGAGTTCCTCTCCGTAGCTCGGTAACCAAGTCGTTGATTACGGCAAGTTGGGTATTGAGAATATCTTGCTCGTTGTTTGTGTTGTAGAAAGGCTCATTCTGATCTCTTGGGTCTTCCTTCGTTTCGTCTACCACATCCATTGCAATGACCGTGATGCTCATACGAACTGTCTGCCCCTCAAAGGTGGCTTGGTTGACCGTAATGTGAGAGAGTGGGAAGATGGTTTGCTTGTTGAGGTCTACATCATAGATGTCCCCATAGGTTACGACATTCACTTGGCTATGTGCCTCAAGGGTGTCTTTGATGGTTTTGGTTATGTTGTAGAACTGCCTCATTTCAGTTTGCTTTTGAGTATTCGGGTTTCGGTTTCGGTTCGGTGTTTTTCAAAGGAGAGGAAGGTAAGACATTGGTGAAGGGGTAGTCTTCCAATCTCATCAAATCGTCTAACATCGCCTTGAGCGAGGGAATGGAAGGTGGTGTACCAACCCCATCGGTTTGAGAATTGGCTTTGGGGTGTGAACTCTTCAATGCCTTGTGATTCTCCAAAGAGATCAGGGTAGCCATTAAGAGTTCTTTTCCTAAAGTCCAAAAAAAAAGCACCGCACCCATTACGACATCCATCGGAGCTTCCTTCATTAGGTCGCAGTATTTGGTGGCTGATTCGTAGGGTTCAATGTCATATCGCTTTCCGCTTTTTTGCACTACAGGGCGATACAATACCGCCATTGTCTTATGGAGGTTTTGGGTGTCGCTCATATAGGAATCAAGGTCTACAAACTCTCCGTAGGTGATGTCCTCTAATGAGGGGACGAATCCAAACTCTTGCCCTTTAAGAGTGAATCTCGGTGTCAATGATGGTTTCTCTTGCATCATTGCATTGATGTGACCAAACACATTAGAAACATCCTTAAAACGGACATTGGGCAACTGATCCAACGGAACATTGCAAAATATCTCCAATGACTTCTTGGTCAAGAACTCGTTGTCCCCCTCCAAACGAGCAAAACGCTGATATTGCTCAAGGGTGATTTCCGAAAGCGAAGTGGGTACAATGACTTTTAGTTCCATTGTTTAAATAACCTTTAGAATTTATCTTATAGCATAACGCCCGTAGTTCGGACGGCTCAACCTGTTGAAGGTCGCATAGCGTGTTGCATCAATGGCGTGGTTGAAAGCATCAATGGGTCTATTGAGTAGATTCCCATTCTTGTCCTCTTGCCATTTGTAATTCTGAAACTCTCGGATTGCATTCTTGCTTTCCTTCGTGACAAATATCTTATGGCGTTTGAGGATGTCTATCCCCGCCATTACGCTATCCGCACCTTTAGCCGTTGGCTTGACATTCCATCCCATCCGATGCAGTTCCTCAATGCTCTTGGGTTCGGCACTATCTGCCCATATCTCATCAAACCTCGTCAATCCTAATTCGGATAGTTTTTGGCTAATGTCTTGGTTTGTTAGGTTGGTGTGATAGAGCAACTCGTGGATATACAGGTTATCGCCATCCTTAAAGACCTTCACAAGCGATGTTGGATCGTTGGTGAAGCCAAAGTCAAGACCTAATGATATGAGTTGTCCTTTTGGTTCTTCTGCTACTTGGTATTGGAATACGGTTGCTCTACTTGCCCCACGTTCACCCAATCCATAAATGCGCCAATAATCTTCATCCGTATCCTTTAGGCGTTCAATCTCTTTTTTAATTGAGGCATCCAAGAAGGGGTTGTCCTTGTATGTTGTTTGGTAGAAGTCGCAGTCATCGCGTGGAATGACCCTATCATAAATCCAATGGAATGAATCAGAAGGGTTGTAGTCAAGGATTACCCGCCCATCGGTACGGAAGATAAGTTGTTGCCAATCCTCATAGTACAATTCGTTAGCCTCGTTGATGTAGAGTAGATTTCGTTTACGCCCTCTAATCTTCTGCGGTTGGTCAAGAGATATAAACTCTACCAAGTTCCCATTGAGGTAGTATTCGTGGTTTGACTTGTTATGATGTTCCTCTTGATACAAGTCGTGGTCACGGAGTATGTCAAAGAAGTCCCGCATCACCGAAGCGCGAAGGGAGGGGAATGACTTACGGCAGATGGTTATGGTTTTGTCCGTTTCTTGCTCGGTGTATTTAAAAATAATCCATAGCAGAATGTTGTATGTCTTTCCGCTACGAGTACCACCTTGCTCAACAATAATCTTTTTGGTTGACCGCAATAGGTGACCAAAGACCTTGTTTGTTTCAATCTTCGCCAAGAATCTCTATTTGGAACATCTTACCACCCGTTGCCTCTATCTCTTGTCGCTCTACATACCCTCGCTTCTTTCCCTTTGTCTTTAGGTAGAAGATGGTGGCAGTAGAGTTGCCGTCTTTTATTTGCTTGTGCAGTTGGCTCTCTGCAAAGTCAATAGCTACATCTCCAAGTTCCTCTACGGCCTTTTTGTATTCGGCATCCTCTTGCATCCATAGGTAGTGCGTAGTTCGCCCTATGCCTACCGCCTTACAAGCGGCAGTTACAACGCCCAAAGATTTCTCCAAAGCATCAAGCATTGCCTTTTTATGTTGTTCAGTTTTGTCCATACGGCTTGCCGTTTATTTTGATTTCAAGTGAGGGGTCAAGTTTCTGCATTCGGTCTACAATCACTTGGCAGTACTTGGGGTCAAGTTCTATGCCGTATGCAATTTTATTTAATTGATGAGCTGCCACCATAGTTGTACCTGTACCCATAAAACAATCCACAACGCCTAATGATTTGTCCATTAATTTATTGACTACGAATTCGGGTAGGTGTATCGGGAATGTTGCTGCGTGAACGGCAGAAAATTCATTATTTCGTTGAGGCGGGGCGGAATATACGCTTGATATTGTTCCTTGCCAAGATGACAATGGAATTGTTCGTGAGTTGTTTTTAGAATTAAAAATCACCAACCATTCAAACGCAGATGAACAAACACCTTTTGCAATCTGTGGGGCAGAATGACCTTTGTCCCACGTTAATATATCAACGAGCGAATCCTTCCATTGATGCAACCAATCAATCAAAATGGTTTTGTTGTTTGCTAAAGGCTGCACGTTAAAGCAAACTCCATCCGTAAACATCAATGCGTTGGACAGACTCTCCGAGATTAGGTCTTGGTAATTCCCTGTGTCATCGTTGTATGATTCGTAGAAGTTTCCTTTTGCGGATGCTGCTTTGTTTCCTGTTAGTTTGGCAGAAGACCCTGCGTTGTATGGTGGTGATGTAAAACAAATAGTACTTGATTTTATTTCTAACCTTTGCCATAAATCACTATCCGTTGCATCCCCACATAGCAGTCGGTGTTGGCCTATCTCTATCAGGTCACCCAATACGATGTCTGTGTGGATTTCGTTTGGTACTTCGTAGTCATCCTCCGACGCTTCAAGTACGGGCGTATTGTCAAATGGTAATTCCAATCCCCAATCTTGCAGAGCATCAATATCCCATTCGTTAGCAAGTAAGTCCCAATCCCATTCACCAAATCCCACATTGTCTTTGATGATAAACTCGGCCTTCTGCTCATCCGTTAGTTGGTCGGCAACAAGGATGTCCACCTCTTTTAGACCCGCAGCAATAGACGCCTTTAAGCGCATATTGCCTCCAAGCACTACCATATTGCTATCAACTACGATTGGTCGCAGTTCAAGCATTTGGGGGAATTCTTGGATGGACTTTACGAGTTTCTTGAACTTGTCATCCTTAATGATGCGTGGGTTGGAAGGGTTAGGTATAACCTTTTTGATATCTACTTTCATCTTCTAAATAACTTTTTATTATGGATTTCTTGTAACCATTCTTTATGATGCTTGATATCTCCGTAGCGAATATGGCAATCTCTACATAGAGCCATTAGGTTTTCTATTGTATCTCGCTCTTCTGATCCACCCATTCCTCTTGCTTCTATATGGTGGATGTCTACGGCTTGGCGGTTGCATACCTCGCAAGGAATCCAATCCGTTTCATCGTAGCCCATTTCCTGAAGATATAGTTTGGTGTGTTTTTTCACAGGTGCATCCCGCTCTTGCTTACAAAGCTAATTCCCCACCATAACCATCCGATAGATACACAACCATCGCATATAGTTGAGTCGTAGGTGATAGATATGTGGGGGAGCAAATGTACGCTTCCTATGTATTTAAATGTTTCAATAGTCATTTTTAGGTGGAGGTATTTGTTTTAGGGTCTTGGTGTCAATGGTGATATGCGTGAAGTAGGATTCGGCATTCTTGCCATAAGCATATCTTCTTCTTTCTTCGCTTGGCATATTAGCCAATGCAAATCCTTCGGTTAGTCTTCCCATTATAATTCATAGACTTTTACATTAGCGGTGTAAGCACTATGCTCACAATCCCGTGCGAAGGTTATTGCTTCCTTCTTTTCCTTGAATGTCTTTCGCGCATTGAGTAGCCAAGTGCTATTCTCAAGGAACTTATCATAAACTACTACATATCCCATTTTTCTTTGGTGTCAAAGATTTCCTCAAAGTATTCTTCGGCAGTCCATCTTGATTCAACCGCTCCGTGTCGTGCATCGCTGAAGGCGTTGCAGATGATTTCCCTCTCTTTCTTAAGCATTGATTCTGCTGCCTCAATACACGGAGCAACCTCGTAAGAGTCGCCGTACTTGGCTATTTCCCACATTTGCTCAATCAACTCTTGCATTGGTGTTTTCATCTCTCTTTGGTGTTAAAGGTTTCTATTTTACACTTTGTGGCTCATTTACTTTACACTTTGAGCCGTATTTGTTTCTTTATTGACCCATTAAAAAGGTTCGGGGGGAACATAGCACCAACCAACTCATCAAGAGCGTTCCCCCCTCCCCTCATTGTGCTATTTGGCGATCAAGCCATCTGCGATACATATTCGCTGCTATCGCCAATCGTTGGGGATAGTAGGCATAGTCCTTGCGTAGACGAGCCATTGCGATTCTGATAAATTGCTCTTTCATTCTAAAGTTCCTTGAATGGTGTAAGAATCCAAATCATTGTGTAAGACAAAAAAGTCCTTGTAGTCTTTCAATGCCTCTTTCACCTTCTTATATCCCTTGTTGATGAATGAATCGGCAATGTCAAACACCCCGATGTCCAATGAGCCTTTGTCTATGGCTATGAACTTGAAGTTGTTTGTGGGTATGTCAAATAGTTGCGTGTAGATGAATGCTTGAATATCATATCCGTACTTTTCGGCACTCCATTGGAATGCTCGTATATCTTGAGTTGTCTTTAGGTCGGCAACAAATTTGTACTTGGGGTCGTATATGTCGGCTTTCGCTCTAAAGGCGAACCCTTCTAACATCGCAATTTCAGGTACTTCAAATTCGCATCCACCTATCATCGTGAGGACATACTCATTGCGGAGGGCTGCATCTACGATTCGCATATTCTCATCGTGTTCCTTTGCCGTTAAGACAATCTTGTTGGATTTGGCTTTGGCTTCTTTGTAGGCTTTCGCTACACGGCTTTGAACATCTACGATATGGAAACGATCATCAAAGAGGTGTGGTTCAAGAACCATTGTATGGATGAACTGACCTACCTGTAAGGCGGTTGAATCTTGCTCTTGTCCATAGGTCGTGATGAACTTGTAGTGCTTGGGTGATTTGGTTAGGAGCTTGATGTTGCTTGATGACATCGCATTCTTTCCCAAGTATCCATAGTAGAACTCGTCATCGGTCATTTTGGCAATGAGAGCATCTCGCTCCCAAGTATCGCCATTTAGTAGTGTAATCATAATTCGTGGTAATCTTCGTAGTTGCACTCAAGGCAGATGCCATTGTAGTCAAGAACCGTGTAGCAGTATTCGCAGCGTTCGGGTTCTCCGTAGGGGTCGGGTGCGCCA